GGGCACAGCGCGCCCCCTGTAACGCGCGTCGCGGCGCCAAAGTCAGGCTGTGCCCCTTGTGCAGCTAGAGCCGCCTGTCCCAACAGCGCTTGGGATCCGGCAAAGTCGGCTCCAGCGGCACCGGCCGCTAGACGCTGCGCGGCCGTCAAACCGCCAATGCCCTGCCCAATAGCCGCTGTTGCCGGAGCAAGGTTGGCTTGGCTGGCCAGAGCTGCCATGTTCTGAGCCGTGGCCAGCGATCCAAGGCCCGTTTCAACATCTTGAAAAGCTCCGCCAAAACGACCACTCGTGTCCGATGCGATCGCGCGCTGAGCGGCGAGGTCCAAGTACCCGGGCACATATTGTCCCGTGGCAGGATTTGTGTAGCCAGTGGCCGCTTGCAACTGACCAAGGCCCGCGGTAATGCCTGCGGTTGCGCCGCCAGCCTGTTGCATGGCCCTTTGCGCATCAGTGAACTGAGCCCGGGTATCCGCGCCGCGCAGAACGTCCGCCGCCTCAGCTGTCGTCCCGTACCCAGCACCGAGTGCTTGATTAGCGGCGGTCAGGTATGGGTCAAACGCGCCCACTCCTGCGGCAGAGGCCGCGGTTATTGCGTCTTTTTGTGCCTGTGAAAAACCCGCGACTTGATAACTGGGAAGTTGCTGCGCCAGTGTCTTATCCAGCGGTTTGCCGGTGACCGGATCAATATTAAAGGCGAGGTCTTCAGCCCGCTCAAGCAGGCGTTCTTTGAACGCCTGGATCTTTGGGTCTTCCCGAACAATCGATTCAGTAACGCTGGTTGACATTTATTTCCCCTTGACCGGGCCGCCCTCAAGCATCTTCATGAGCTTGTACATACGGGCAGCACCCTTGCGGCGACTGCCGCCACCGGCATTACGCACGGCTTTGGCGGTGAAGACAAATTCGCCATCAGACAACATGGCAGGGATGGAATCAGAAGTGCCTGTTCCCGGCCCGTTAATAGGACCATTTTTGCGCGGAAATTCCCGCATAGTCATTTCGCCACCCTTGGCACGACCTTGTGGCTGCTGCCCATACAACAACGGTACGCCGTAGAGGCCAGCCACGTTGTAGGGCTGGGCAACGCCGCCGGGCATATTGGTAATGCCGGTAGGCGTCACGACAGGTATGCTGCCCCGCGGCGCTGTAGCGTACGAAGGCGTCGGCACCAGTACATCGCCTCTGGGAACATCTTGCTGGCGCCAGATAGGCCCCGCTTCCCGAATGCGCTTGTTCCGCTCCTCGGCTTCTTTAGTACGCTGTGCAAGGTAGTCTTCGGTATCAAGCCCCAGCGGCGATTCATCTGCTGGCTGTTCCTTCATGCCTCCAGCGGCCGCCACCGCTGCAGTACCGGCCAAGGCCAAGGGACCATATTTAACCAAGAGCCCCGCATTTTCAGCACCGGGTCGGCTTGGGGAAAGATACTCGTTGTAAAGATCCTTGGCGCCCTGAACTGCACGATCGAATAGGCCCGGCGGAGTGGCAGACGTAGGCGCTCCAGGGGCCCGTGGGGACAAGGAATAATTCGTCGTCGCAGCAGCACCGCCAGCGCCTCTGGATAAATCCAACGGGCTAAAAATGCGCCCCGGTTGCAGCCCAGTTTGTTGAAAGTCTGACGGTATGAGACTGTAATCCGCGCCAGATGCTCCCATGCCTGCGGTGGCTCCGGCCGGAACACGAAATCCCTGCCCGTAATCTTGCGGCGATAGGCTCAAGCCCTGCCCGAGCATGTCTTTCGCCGTGCCAAGCGCACCAAGTTGCCCCGCGGGCCCTGGTGCACCAACCTGTCCCGCTTGTCCCACCTGTCCCGCTTGCCCTGCTTGGGTAATCGGGCTTTGAGCTGCATCTGATGGTGCTGCAGGCTGAGCCTGCGCCTGGGCCCCTGCTTCGGCGGCCGGTTTCGGTCCACTCAGCCCTTGCAGCGCCGCTGCGGTGAGGCCTGAGGTCGCGCCCATCTTCAAGGCCTCTGAGGGCTTCATCCCCATCACGAGGCCCGCTCCAGTGCCCAAGACTCCGGTCGTAAGTCCGGTGTTCAACGCGGACCCCACTGTACCGGGCAGGGCCTCACCGAGCGCCTTCAACGGACTGCCCAGTCCACCAAAGTCGCCACCCCCGCCGATATACCCCATGGCGCCTGCTACCAGCGCCTCTTTCAGGTTACCGCCGCCGGCCAGAGTCACCGTACCCGACGCCAAAGCCGCAGTGCCCGCCGGACCAAGCGCCACGCCAATGGCCGTCGGACCAAGGACCGCGGCCAGCGCGATAGTAGCGGCAATTCGACCAATGGGTGAAGACAACACCTTCTTGGCAACCTTAACCACGCTTTTGACGGCGCCAGTAACGGCGTCGCCAATTTTCTTAAAAAACTTTTTGAAGTACTCGGGCAGCCCGGTTTCCGGGTTAATGGTTCCAGAGCCGCCCATGCGCTCAAGCATCCGCGCTTCATCCGGCGTGATGTGCGCCAGAATGGTGTCGCCATTGCGACCCTTCGATGCAAGATATTGAGCAACATCGGCTAGACCACCCTCTGCCATGGCCATTGGCGCCGCACCGGGCCCCATCTGCATCGGCGCCATGGCGGTCTCACCTCGCATGGCCTTCATCTCATTGAGCACAGCCAGGACGGTTCCGATCAGCGTGGGATCGTAGTCTTCTGGGAGATCGCCTTGGTCAACAATGCCTTGTCGTTCGAGTTCTTGGACCATTCTTGAGTACTGGTCCGGACGTCGCGTCATGTACTCGAAGATATCGATAACGGCGTCGATTTCCTCAGGCGATAAATCCAGTTCTGCAATGTTCTGACGCAGCGATTCCCGCATAACCGCAAGAGACTGCGGGTCAACCCTGCCAAGAGCGGTCTTGGCGGCGTCATAAGAGTCAGCACTACTGACCTGCAGAGGGCCGCGCCTCTGATCATCCTGCATGTCGCCGCCCATGGGCAGTGACATGATGCCTGCTTGTGCCATGATTGTCCTTTCCGTATTAGACCAAAAGCCCTGAAGCGGGCTGCGCGCCGGGAAAGGACGCGGATATGGCCTGAATTATGGATGAATCCATTAGGTCCTGTCCATCTCTAGGTAGGACAGGTAAAAGTCTACGCTTGCGACCGATGCAGTGACCTTGAGAACGTCCGTAGCTTCTAAAATCAACGGCACCCCACTGAACACGTCCATCGTCTGGTTCGTGGGCAGCGCATAACTACGCAAGACGTAATAAGGAGTACCCCCGCCCAACGGATACACCGCCACCGTCAACGTGGCTTGGCTAGCGTTTTCGTTGGTCACCCGAAGCGATGACACCACCGACGTATTGGCCGACGGCACTGTATAAATGGCTGTTTCGGTCGCGGCTGACGGAGTCAGGTACTTGCGCAGGTACTTGTTAGCCATTTCACATCGCCGATACGAAGTTGATAGTCAAAATCACAGACGGAATAGACGGTCGGGTTGGCGACGTGTCCGCCGCATAATGCTCCAAGAACACGTCGGTGCTGCTGGCCCACCACGCAATCTCCAAGTAGTTGACGCTCGGATCAGTGACCGTAAAAATGCCCGTGATCGCCGGGACAACGTGCGCCCATGTACTAGAGTCCTTGCGGGCTGCAATATCAAACCGGGTTCGACTGTCCGGGAAATTTGCCCCCGTGTCCTTGGCCCAGACCTCAAACTCCTGCACCGCATTGCTACGGTTGGAAACCTGTAAGGTAAAGGTAACCAAGTATTGGCCGCCACAAGGCACGTAGATCTTGCTGTTATCAACCACCCGAATGCCGTTTGAGACCCCCACTACGTCGTAGGTCAAAAGCTCTTCGGTGGTCGTGCTGGTCAGGTCTTGATCCAACACAGAAAGCAACATCGCGTGCGGCAAGATGATGCCGTTAGAGAGCTGAAACCCGCGTACCCCACCAGCAAACCCGCCGCCTGCACCGCTGCCCGCGGCCATCCAAGTCGCCGCACTGGCCCGATCTTCACTGACCACGGGCGTGTAAGTGTTGTTCAGCTGAAAGATGACCTGCTCGAGCGAACGCACGAGCTGGTTAAACTGCTCCGGACTGTATCCTTGAGTTGCGGCATTCGGCAGTCGGACGTTGTTGATCTTGCTCATCGCAAGCCATCCGGCTGTAGATCAACCCGCATCGTTCCAAAGCGCCAGTTGCCGTCAAGTTCATTGGCCTCAATGCGCAACTGAATCTGTCGCCCGCGCGCACGCGTGTCTACCTTCTCGGTTGTCGGCGTGATCACATATGGATCCAATGAACTGGGAGATGCCGAAGCCTGTGGAAAAGGTCGCAACAACAACCGCACCGTTAGGTTGCCTACCTGATTCTTGAAGTCCGGAATAAACCGGCTCATCAAGAGCATGTTGTCGCCGTCTCCAATGTCAAAGTAGCCAGAGTAGATGTAGGAGTTCATCGCGGAGCCGTTGGCATTGACTCCATCTTCTTGGTTGTAAACAATCGACCGCCCCGCCGTCAATCCATAGATTGTGCTAATCGTGCTCGCGGTGCTCGCTTGGTCATATAGCGTTGCAATCGGCTTCTCAAACGTGCCAATGTCCGTCCAAGCCGTCCGCGGCATCGTGCCAATCGACCAGACGTTCTCAAGGTAGTTGTACGTCACATATCGATCAATGTAGTCACTGGTGAATGAGCAATACCACCAAGTCACCTCATTGAACTGCGTATTGATACCAACATGCACCTTCTGCGACTGAATAATGTTGAGGTCTTTGAACACATAGTCTTGGACCGTACACGGGAGCTTCTTCACCGTTCCATCGAACACGAAGAACGCGTCTTTGCTCATCCAATACGCAACACCGTTCACATCGGCAGACGCATGTGGGCCAATAACACCGCAGTTTGCTCCCAACTGCTGAAACCCAAACGTATATGGAGGCCCTAAGTACTGCATGCCATGAAGCGACGTGTCCGTCCAAATTAAGATCTGGCCCCGCGAACGCAGCGCCGTGATGATCTCGTTGCCGTCGGTAAGCCGCTGGCCGCCCGCCGTGTTGGTAGCCGTCGACACAAACGCATTGATGTCCTCCTGCGCGGAAAACCGCACAAACATCGGATCCTGCGTGGCAGGCGTCCCAATCGTGGATTCCGTGCCAAAACAAATCAGATGCCGGTCAGGCGTCGATACCAACGCATATTTGCTCTTGGTCGGCGCATTTGCAATCGCCGTGGCCCGCGTGGCCAAACTCGTGGACGGCGTCCACTCATAGATCCCACCGTCCACATACTGCAAGATCAACTTCTCGCCGAAGTTGTCGAACTGCCAAACCTGCGACAACAGCTGCAACGCAGCCGACGGCGTACGGGGCGTGCCCCACGTGCCAAGGCCCCACGTGCCCACACCCCAACCAAAGTCTAAAAACGACGTATCACTGCCCGTGTTGATCTGGTAGGCCGCGTTGGCCGTGCCGGCCGCGGTTGCCGTTGCGGTCGCCGCAGTGGGCGACGTGATGGTGTACTCATTGGCATTGAGCACCTCAATGATCTCAAACTCATTGTTCAAACTGGCGTTTGGAATGCCTCCCGGATCACCTGACACACTCGAGAAGGTCACGAAATCGCCCGCAATCGCCCCGTGCCCCGTGTCGTTGACCACGACTCGCGTCAACGTATCCGTGGTGTCAAAAGTGATCGTGCCAGTTACCGTGCGACGAATCGGTGTGATGTCCTTCCACGTACCACCATAAAACGCATAGACCTTCTTATTCGTGCCAATGGCCGCATACGGCGAGCCATCCAGGGAGTTCCAAGTAAAGATCTCGCTCGCCGCCCCCACCAAGTAAGTCGTTACTTCGGCAAATGGCCTCCAGCCTCCGACCTTCTCAGGCAACCCGTAGCGGAAGCGGACATGGTCGCAGTCGACCCAGCCCCCTTCAGCACCGTATTCGGTGTTCTGCTTGTCTACCCCGGGCTTTAGGAACAGTCGTAACAGCGGCATAGTTCACCTATCGTATGGGACCGCCCACGAGCCACGCGTCGCAGGTGCGGTCACCCGCACACTTGAAGTGGAACAGCTCGCAATAACCCAAGTTAGCAGCTTCAATGACCTCGTCTGCATAGCCTTCGTGCTCTTCCGGCTCGTCATGTAGGCCCTCAGCCATGCATTTCAGCATCTGAGGTGTCTGGATAAACGCTCCACAGTTTCCGCATCGCGCCTTCTTGGCCTCGCGTACCGTGGTATCCCACATGTCCGCCTTTTTCTGCCAGAAGACTCGCGACTCAGCCTCCGGATTCAACGGCCCGTAGCCATACTCTTTGATCGCATTGTTGCGGTTCTTTAGATTGATATGGATGTCCACGGTCGCAGTCGGACAGGCCTTGACCCCCTTGGCGTAGGCCTGCTTGATACCGTCAACGATTGCATCTTTTTTCACCGTAGCCATGATTTACCTGTAGCTTGCTGTTTTCTTGGCGATCGTTTTGGGCTGTTTTACAAACTGCTTGCCCTGTGCATTGCCTTTGGCCTTCGCCCGATTGGTGGCCGCCTTCTCCCCAGGCGACAACGACTTCCACGCCGCATCCGGAAGATACCGCTTCTTGCCCTTGCTGGGCTTACCATCGGACGTGCGCCACTTCTGCGCCGTCCAATCTTTGAGCGACTGCTGCGGGGCCTTCATGATTTATAGCCCCCACCCTTCTTCTTATATTGCTGCGCCAAAAGCTGGGCCTTCCTCGCGGACCACTCGCCCGGGTCGCCCCCTTTGGTCCCTGCCTTGATCTTTTGGAAGAGTGCCTTGCGCATGCTCGGCTTGGTGTAGTTACCCGCTGCATTTACCTTAGACTTCATGCCAGTGCCTCCATCGCCGCAGCGTGCAACGAGGCCCGCTGCTCAAGGCCGATTGTGCCCCCATTGATCCTCTTTGTCATTCCCTCAACATCACCTTCATCCGCAAAGAGATTCAACCCCTTTGACTGCCAGAACCAACCGGCCGATAAAGCCGCTACTACGGGGTCTTCTAGCCTCTCTGGCTCATCTAAGAGGGTCACACCTAGAGCCTGACCACACCTCTTGTAGTTATCGCGCCCTGTAAGCTGTTTTAAGCCCCTTCCACGGTATTTCCAACCGTCTCCGGGCTCTGTATTTCCTAGATTCTTAGCGCCCCAGTCACCTCCGTAGATCAAGTTAGCAATCCGCTCCTGATCGGCAGGCTGGTCTTTCGTCCTTCCGTACTTCTTACAATCCATCTCACTAATCCGATGCCGTCCGAACATCGACATCAACGCCTCAACCCGATAGTTCAGGTTCTCCGTCAGGATAGAAAGACCACCAGACTCATGTCCAATCTGGGAAAGAAACCCGGCTTGTCTTTGAGGCGTGTCTATACCGTACAGATCCATAGCCTCTTCTATAGGCTTCAAGAACCGCTCGGCATGCTCTTTCTTAGCCCCGGTACAGATCATCAGTTCTTCTAAAGTCATTTCTTCAGTTCCGCTGCCAGAGCTTCAGTCTTCTCTTTAGATCCGGCGCTTGACCCAAGAAAAAAGTTAAGGATCGTGGCGACTACAGTGCCCAGCAAAAATCCCAATATAGTGTCGGCGAACCGAATGTTCAGCTCAGGGATGTTGGTAAATGTGATTAGGAAGATGTACACCACGGCAGTCAACGACCAGAAAGTAGCCAAGTACATCACGAAGCGCTTGGAGAACTTATCGTCCTGCTGAAGCGCAGCAACTTGCATGGCGCGAGCGTCTGCCGTGTTCTTGTTTGCCTGCTCGATCTTGAACTCTTCGTGCTTCTGCGCCGCTTCTCTTAGGGCACCGACTTCCTCCGGCGTCATGTCTGCTTTTAGGGTGACGCCCGTTTTTTCCTGCACATAGTCCAAACCCTTGTCAACAACTGCTTGCGCAACCTTGGGCAGGTTGTTCTGAATAAGAGAGGAGACGATGCCCGCCAGTAGGGGTGCCATCTATTTCTCCAACATGAAAGACAGGTTCTTGTGCCGT